GTGGCATCGTCGACCTTGCAATCATCGACGGAGACAAGGCGTTTGTTGTGGACTACAAAACTGGAAAGTCTGCTCGCTATGCAGACACCGGACAGCTACAGCTTATGGCCTTGTCTATCTTTGCACACTTCCCGCAGGTGAAGCGCGTCAAGGGTGGCCTTGTGTTTGTGATCGCGGACAAGTTCGTGCCCGCAGATTTCAATGTATCCGACCACGATGCGCTGTGGTCGCCGTGGATCAAGAAGTATGCACGGATGGAGAAGGCTCACGAGACAGACGTGTGGAATCCCGTGCCTAGCGGCCTATGCCGAAAGCACTGTCCTGTGGTAGAATGCGTTCACAACGGACAACACAGGTGACCCATGCCATACGTCAACAAACCACGCCCCTACAAAAAAGAGTGGGAGCAGGAGAAGGCCCGCGACGAGAAAGGTCCGCGGGCCGAACGTGCCAAGGCCCGCCGCAGCTTCGATAAGAAGAACGGCAAGGAAGCCCGCAAGGGTATGGACCTTAGCCACCGCAAAGACTTAGCGCGTGGTGGTAGTAATGCAGACGGTGTGCGTCTGGAGAGCCCGAGCAAGAACCGTGCTCGGGGCGGTGCGCTTAGCAGGCCCCCAAAAAAGAAGAAATAACCTAACGGAGAACCCGATGGAGATCGTAGAGAACCGCGCATTGCGACTGCAACTGCGCAACCCAACAACTGTCACTACTGTTATCCCAAAGAGCCGCCAGACAGGACCGAACGAGGTGCTGGTGCATTGGGGCGTAGACGAGGCTCGCGCCTTACGAGAACTTAATATCAAGGCCCCCGCACCCATAGCGGGGCGATACAACTGGCCCGGCCAGTACAAACCCATGGATCACCAGCGCACGACCGCCGAGTTCTTGACGATGAACCAGCGGGCGTTTTGTTTCAATGAGCAGGGTACAGGCAAGACGGCCAGTGCGATTTGGGCTGCGGATTTCTTGATGAACCAACGCAAAGTGCGCCGTGTCCTCGTTGTGTGCCCCCTGTCGATTATGGATTCGGCATGGCGCGCGGACTTGTTCAAGTTCGCTATGCACCGCACGGTGGACGTTGCCTATGGTGCAGCGCCGAAACGGAAGAAAATTGTGTCTGGCCCTGCCGAGTTTGTCATCATTAACTACGACGGTATCGGCATCGTAGAGGAAGAAATCCGCAACGGGCAATTCGATCTTATCGTGGTAGACGAGGCCTCGCACTATAAGAACTCACAGAGCAAGCGGTGGAAAACCTTGCATCGTCTACTTACTCCCGACACATGGCTGTGGCTTATGACAGGTACGCCAGCCGCGCAGTCTCCCGTCGATGCGTATGGTCTGGCTAAGTTGGTGAGCCCTGCGGGTGTCCCGCGCTTCTACGGCGCGTTCCGCGACCTAGTAATGACGCAGAAAACAAAGTTCCGTTGGGAGCCGAAAGACGACGCGGTAACCACCGTGCATCGTGTGCTGCAACCTGCGATCCGATACTCCAAGGACGAGTGTCTGGACCTGCCAGACATGGTGTACACCAAGCGACACATACCTATGACGCCGCAGCAGACTAAGTACTACAACAAGTTGAAGAAAGACATGGTGATGGAAGCCGCAGGGGCCGAAATTACCACGGTCAACGCAGCGATCAACATGAACAAGCTACTCCAGATCAGCGCAGGGGCCGTGTATACGGACGACGGCGACACATTGGAGTTCGACATCTCAAGCCGCTATAACGTGCTGCTCGAGGTCATAGCCGAGAGTTCAAAAAAGGTGCTAATTTTCGTACCTTTTAAGAGCACGATCCGTATGCTGACCGATCGGCTACGGGCTGACGGGCTGTCGACGGACGTCATATCGGGTGACGTAAAGGCGGGCGATCGCACCGACATATTCAAACGGTTTCAGACCGAGGCGGACCCGAGAGTGCTGGTCATCCAACCTCAATCTGCAGCGCACGGAGTTACATTGACGGCTGCAAATACTATCGTATGGTGGGCGCCTACCGCGTCCCTCGAGACGTACGCACAGGCCAACGCCCGTATCCACCGATCCGGCCAGACGTCGAAGTGCACCGTTGTGCAGTTAGAAAGTTCGCCTGTAGAGCGCAGACTATACAGCCTGTTGGACGACCGTATCGACATCCACGCAAAGATTTTGGATTTGTATGACGATTTACTTGACTAGCATACGTATTGCTAATATATACCACATATAACAAAGCTGGAGAACAATATGACTACGGATGTATCCGACCTGTCGGTAGAAAAAATGACCCGTATTTACGTCAAGATACGCGATGCACGGGCCGCATTATCTGCAAAATTCAAGGATGAAGATGCCAAGCTGGTAGAGCAGCAGGACATCATTAAGCGCGCGTTGCTTGACTACTGCGCTGACCACGGTGTCGAAAGTGCTCGCACGGCGGCAGGTATCTTCTATCGTACGACCCGAACCCGCTACTGGACGAGCGACTGGGACTCCATGAACAAGTTCATTCTCGAGCACGAAATGCCCGAGTTCTATGAAAAGCGGTTGAACCAAGGTGCGGTTAAGCAGTTTTTGGAGGAGAACCCCGAGACTGTGCCGCCCGGACTTAACACCGACGTGGAGTACGTCGTAACCGTAAGGAAGAAATGATGACCGCCACATATGCAACCATCAAGGAGGTAGCAGAATACTTTAAGGTATCTGTTTCCACCGTGCGAAATTGGGTCCGTAAGGGGACTATCCCGACGGACACATACATCAAGGCAGGCGAGACATACCGCTTTAACCTTGATCTAGTGGAGGGGGCCCTGCTTACTGCCCCCGAGGCGGAGCCGAGCATAACTCGGCCTGCATTTGACGTAAGCATCTACAACCGTGTCGAGGAGAACGACCAATGAGTACTGACCTTTCCGCCTTCAAAGGCAACCAACTGATTTCGTCCGATCTGTTTAAGAAGCTGATGGACGTAAACAAGACACTGGCTGGTGGTTCTGGCGGCACAACGCGCCGTATCAGCATCAAGGGCGGCCGCTTCCGCGAGATGGTTAACGGCGAGCAGTTGCGCGTTAATTCTTCTGGTAGCATGAACGTGGTCATCCTTAATTCGTCCAAGATCGGGCGCACTTACTTTGAAGGTGTGTATGACCCAGAGAACCCTGCGCCGCCAACCTGCTGGTCGCCTGATTCGGAGAAGCCCGATGCTGCTGTTCCTGACGAGCAACGCAAGGCTGCCTCCTGCCGTGACTGCCCTATGAACATTAAGGGGTCTGGCACAGGCGAAGGACGTGCATGTCGGTTCAACGTGCGCTTGGCGCTGGCTATCGAAGGGTCGCTGGATAAAGTCTACCAGATGCAGCTGCCTGCCACATCGCTGTTCGGCGACGGCAAGGACGGCAAGCTGGGTATGCAGGCTTATGCCAAGTTCTTGAACGCTAACGAGATGCCGATGATCGGGCTCGTCACCACGATGTATTTCGACGAGAACAGCGAGACGCCGAAGCTGTACTTCAAGCCTGCACGTCCTCTGGACAACGAAGAACTGCACTCCGTGCTGGAACTTGCCGAACACGAAGACGTGAAGAAAGCCATCACGCTCACTGTGTATCAGCAGGACAAGGGCGACGATAAGAAGCCTGCCTCGGCTGCGACCAAGCCCAAGGCTGAACCAAAAGCGGAGCCAAAGGCTAAGCCCGTAGAGGAGCCCGAGGTGATCGACGAGGCGGACGAGGTCGTTGAACCGACCCGCGTGGCCGCTAAAGCCGAGACCGCGTCACCTAAGACAGAAGCATTGGATAGTGTTCTTTCTGCGTGGGATGACTAATAACAAGAGGCAGGGCTACAAAGCCCTGCCCACCCTCCCCTAAGCGAGAGAACAGCGGATGAACATGTTACCTTTTCTACGCCGGACGCTGGGCGCCCAAGGGCATTACTGCCTGTGGGTGTTTGACCGTGCTACCGGACGTAAGATACAGAAGTTTTACCCTGCAGTAGAGCAGTTGGCTGCAGCGGCATTGGACTACGATACCCGCGGCTGGGACGCCTATTTCGGTCTTGCGACCTTCATCACAGACGAAGAACGTACAGCAGACAACGTGCAGTCTATACGCACGTTCTTCTTGGATTTGGATTGTGGCGAGGGCAAAGAATACCCCGACCAGATTACCGCACTCCAGACTTTGCAGAATTTCTGTATGCGTATGGCCCTGCCGAAACCGCTGATCGTGGACAGCGGTCGAGGCATTCACGTCTACTGGGTTATGGATCGCGACCTGACGCGCGCAGAGTGGCAGCCGGTTGCTGACAAACTCAAGGCGGCGTGTAAGCAGCACAATTTCCCAACCGATCCTGTGGTCACGGCCGACGCGGCGCGTATTCTGCGTGTGCCCGAAACACATAACCACAAGGACAACCCGCCATCACC